GGGCTGCACGGAGTCGAATCCATTGATGGGGAAAGAGATTGACGCAACCATGCTACTGACCAGCGCAGCCCTCTCAGCGGGCGTAGGCTGGGCCCTCCACAAGTGGGGGAAGGACCGTGTGACCTGGGGATACACCGGTATCCGCGGTGCAGCCGGCTTGCACAACCTGACAGTAATCGGGGGGTGCGGCGAGTGAGTAACCATGGATTCGGGTATGGATTGCATCCGCCTTATGGCGGCGGAGGGGCGGTCTTCAATCCGGAGCGTCTTAATAATCTGGTTCACTACTGGAATGCGGAGAATGTCACCACCACTGGCGATCCGGCGCAGATCACGGACTTCGCACAACTCGCAACAGGTGATGACGCATCCGAGACGACTGAGTCAAGTGCGTTCAACCGCGGGTTCCTGTTGACGGAAGACTGGTCGCCGGATTCCATTACTGCTGGTGCGGAAACAATACCGGTTCCGAACGGTTATCCGTACTTCGGTACTGCCAGCGCGATAGATAGCGTTCGCAATGAAACGGATATGCAGCAGGTTGTCGATGTCCCGTACACGGCGTCTGTTGGTATCTCTGCGATCTTCTCCTTCTTCGTGCATGGAGATGTTTTCTTCGCTGACAACCGGCGTATGATGACTGGCTCCGGGAAGCAGTACTTCGAATTCGACGGCCACGGCAACGTTAAGGTCTACGACTCGGGTCGGAGCATACTGTTCAGGAACGGTTACACATCAAAGGCGTGGTGTGACGAGTGGCACATCCTCACTTGGACCTGGGACGCCGGATCCATGCAGGTAGCCCTTGACGGCGCCGAATTAGCTGATGAAGATCCGACAGACACCGCTCTCTCCTCAGCGCTTGCATATCTCACCGGTATTCCTTCATCTGCTACGAATAACACCTTTCTGACGCATTACATGATTTGGAAGCAGGCCCATTCTATGGAGGATCTGGACACGGTAGCCAGGCCCCTGGCCACACTCCTGGACCTCACGTACGCATACACACCACTATCGTAAGGGAGCACCCATGCCATACGCAGGAATAGCAGACAAACCACAAGCCACTGGTCGAGGGATGGGCGGTAAGAAGTCCGGAGGCCTTTGGGGCACCGGAGGAAAGTGGGACAAGCCGGCGGGGATGGCTAGTCGCTTGAAGACGAATCAAGGAGGAGGCGGGGGTCGGCCCGGTATAGGTCCACCGATGCCGCCTGAGCAGTCGGGTGGACGAAATATAGGTCCACCCATGCCGCCTCAGACCGCTGGTGGTGGTCGCGGTGGGCCAATGCCTCCGCAACAAGGCGGTGGCGGAGGTGGCTTCACTGAGCCCAGCTTCATTTCCGGCGTTGGTTCCCGGGGTGTCCCAGGTGGGCTCCCGATGGGCCCGCCCATGCCCCCGCAGGTCGGTGACATGACCAGCCTGTATGGCGTTCCCGCACAGTTGATACAGGGCCAAGGAGGGATGGGAGGACCGATGCCTCCGCAGATGGGCGGTGGTCAGGGCATGTTCCCAGGTATGCAGGGCGGCCCGCCTCAGTGGTCGTCCGCCTTGGATGGCCTAATCTCACTCAGCGTGTGGCTCAGTGAGGGAAGCGCGACAGCGCAATAAACAATAAGGAGATCTCCATGGCGTACAAGAAAGCCGAGGGTTCTGCTGGCATCAGCGGGGCGTCGAAGTCGAACGTCCCGAAGACGTTGAAGTCCAAGAGGACCACAGAGCCTGGCTACTGTGGCATCCAGGACTCTCGGCCCGCCAACAAGGACCGCAAACAGTCCGCGAAGTGAGTCGGCGCACGAAGCGGGATCCCACCTTCCTGAAACAGGAGATGATTGCCAAGCTCTCCAAGGGCTACGGCATCGAGGAGTCTTGCAAGCTTCTCCGTTTTTCCAGGAGTAGCTACTACAACTGGCAGAAGGCGGATCCTGAGTTCAAGGCAGAGTGCGAGCGCATCCTGTCGACTCCTGTCCACAAGGAGCGCATCACTCAAAGACAGCAGAAAGCCGACACAGCTGTTGATGCCTCCTGGCAGGAGATCTTCATCGCTTTGTACCGCAAGACCGGTGACCGTGACTCAGCTATCGACGGGTGCGGTCAACCGGCCTTGACGGTCAATGCGGTGATGGACCCGGAGTCGTCGAAGTACGACGAGCCGTTCCACAAGATGTTCATGGAAGAGGAGCAAAGGCGCCTGTGGCGCATTGAGGACTCGATGCTGCGCAAGGCGGAACACGATATGCCGACGGCACGGTTCGCCCTGTCCAACCTCCTGAAAGAGAAGTACGGGAAGGTTGGTGGCGAGGTTACGGTGAATCAGCACTGGTTCACCGCACAGGGTGCGGCGAAAGCGTCGAAATTCATGGGAAGCCTCTTCGGTGACGAGCCCTTTGAAGGACCCGGTAGAAATAGATCTGACGGCGGAGCTCCTAACTGATCTTCGTGATGTCATCAGCTCCAACGTTGAACCAGCCGGCGTTGATGAGTTTCTCGAAGATGGTGTTTGGAAGTGTACGGCGTGTGGCGCATGCTGCGAAGATGTCCGGTGGTGCCTGCCCGGGTGGATGGTTCCAGGGACTACCCGGTGCAAGCATCTCCAAGAAGACAAGCTGTGCGCGATCTACGAGACTCGGCCGTGGGTCTGTCGTATGAGGACATTCGAGGTGTGGAAGCTTCCGCAGCGTAACGTGGCCAAGGCCTGCGCATTCATGAGGAACAAGTTCTATGGGCCTCCCGAAGACGCTAGCTGATTACGAGCTGTTGGAGGTGAAGCTCGACGCGCTGGATGACCTGGCGACGGCCGAGCAGTACCGCTACTGCGGTGCGACCGACCTCTACTTCCTGCTGCGGTACATCCTCTCCACTTCGAAGTGGCAAGACCCGGAGCGTCCGGGTCATTCCTTCTGGGAGAAGCAGTGGTTGATCGACAGGGCTAGGGAGATACAGTTCGACTCAGAAGGTGTGCTGGACATCTGGGCCCGGTACCATGGCAAGTCCACCATGAAGACTTTCGGCTTCATGATTCAGACGCTGATCAATGAGCCGAACGCTACGATCGGCGTGTTCAGCGTCACCAAGGGTGTGGCCGACGGATTCGTGAACCAGGTCAAGTTCGAGCTCGAATCGAACGAGATGCTGCAAGGCCTCTACCCGGATCGGTTCTATGCTGAGCCAAGGAAAGATGCGGGGATCTGGACGGTCGAGAAGGGGTTTGTCATCAAGCGCCCTCTCAACCTCAAAGATGCTAGTATGCGTGGCTTCGGGCTTGTGGATTCTAGCTTTACCGGTCACCGCATTAGTCATGCAATCTATGATGACGCGGTCAACGAACAGTCTGTCTCGACGCCTGACATGGTTGAGAAGGTGAATGAGCGGTGGGAGCTCTCCCTCAACGTCGGCATGCCAGGTAGCAAGCGGTACTACATTGGCACGTTCTACGCCCACGGTGACAGCTATCACCACATGGCCAGTCGTGGCATGCGGCTCAGGCTTCACCCTTGTTACGAGGTCACGGAGAAGTCGGTCTATGACAAGGAAACCGGTCTCCCGGTCAACCTGCGGCACGACTACTCCAAGCCCGTCCTCTTCTCCGCGGAGCACCTCCTCGCAGAGGAGAAGCTTATGGGACCAGGCACCTTCGGCGTTCAGATGCTTTGTGATCCGAATGCTGGCACGCTGTCTGGATTCGAGCACAAGTGGATCCGCTACTACGACGAATCACCGGAGCGAGTTAGGAAGCACTGCAATGTCGTCATCGTGGTTGATCCGGCTGCTGACAAGAAGCGAGGTTCTTCGAAGACTGCGATATGGGTCATCGGGCTCGGGGATGACGAGAACTACTACCTCCTCGACGGAGTCCTCGATCACCTCAACCTTCATCAGCGAACCGAAGCGTTATTTCGCTTGGTTGCGATGTGGAAACCGCAGCAAGTCAGGTACGAACGATACTCGATGCAGTCGGACATCCCGCACATCGAATACGTGATGGAGCAACGCTCCTTCCGGTTCCCGATAGACGAGGTGGCCGGTAGTCTCAGCAAGGACGACAGGATCGCGCGGCTGATCCCGCTGTTTGCCGGTGGCAAGATATATCTACCCAGATACATTTGGTACCGGAATGTAGTGGATGGTGACACGATCGATCTGGTCGATTACTGGTTGAAGAGGGAGTATCTGGTCTTCCCGAACGCCATGGAGAAGGATGGGCTTGATGCCATGAGCAGGATCTGTGAGCGAGACATGTACCTGCCCTGGCCGAAGCCCAGGGAGTTCGAGGGCAACGTGGACGCCTGGATGAAGTCACTTCGCAAGAAGGAAAAGAAACCTAAGGTTGATTGGATGGGCGCATGATTCAGAACTCAGAATTCCAGGATGCCCTATCGGACACCCTCGACTACATGTACGACTGGGAGAAGGAGGCTCGGATTGACTTCGAGTTTGCTGCGCTCAAACAGTGGGATGAGGACACGAAGAAGCAGATGGAGTCTGAGCAACGCCCCGCTCTTACTTTTGATCGAACTCGCCCGATTCTTCAAAGTGTTGCGGGTTCGGAGATAACCAACCGTTATGAGCCAAAATATCTCCCACGCGATGCAGATCTTACTGATGTGGATGTACCGTTTTCGGAGTCTGCGAACAAGGTTTATCGCTGGGTTCGGGACCGAGGAGACTTCGAGCAACACGAATCCGCCGCCTTCCAGTCCACGCTGATCTGTGGTGTCGGCGCCACCGAAATGTTCATGGACTACGAGTACGACTCGGATGGCACCATCAAGCTGCGCAAGGTCCCGATTTGGGAACTGGGGTGGGATCCTGGGTCGATCGAGCCCAACCTGATGGACGCTAGGTATATCATCAGGGACCGCTGGATCGACGAGGATGAGATCATAAGCCGCTTTGGACGAGACTTGGTCGGTCGAGTCAAGGCCCTTGGTGATGTGGACAAGGCCCCCGGCCGCATGCGCGGCTTCGCTTCTGCCATCTTCGCCAAGGAGGTTGACGACCCCCGACACGCCTACTTCGAAGGCAAGGGGAAGAAGTATTACGATCCAAAGCGCAAGCAGATTAGGCTCTGGGAGTTCCATCGCAAGACGCGGAAGTACATGACGCGCATCTTCATACCCGACTTCATGGGTGGCGGTGAGGAGTTTATCAAGCGTAGCGACACGCAAGATGCACTCGAACAGATCCGTGCGGCCACCATGACGCACAACTTCGACGTCCAGATGCAGAACGACCAGGCCATGCAGCAGGCCATGCTGATGCAGTCCATGCCGCCGCAGATGGATCCGATGACCGGGATGCCGATGCAGCCCCCGCCACCCCCGGAACCAATACCGGAGGCTCCGCCCGTAGACTACGTCGAGGATTTTCCCGTCACCGACATACTCCGCTCCTACCACTCCGGGAACGAGGTCATCGACGAGAAGGCGCTCGACATGCGCGACTACCCGTACCAGTTCATCACGGCCTTCGAAGACTGGGCTGATCAGTCTCGCAGGAAGTTCTTTGGGATTATGCGACCGATGCGTGATCCACAGCAGTACGCGAACAAGTTCTTCTCGCAGGCGGTGCACATGTTCGCATCCAATCCAAAGGGTGCGATCCTTTACGAGGAAGACCTGTTCGACGATCAGGACGAGGCTCGGGAAGAGTGGGCCAAGGCCACGGGGATGATCAAGGTCCCCTCCGGCCGGCTTCAAATGCCCAAGCCCAAGTACGAGATCATCCCACCTGGACCTGGAATGAATGGGATTGACATGCTTCTTTCCCACGCGATCCAGTCCGTCTCGGCTGCTGCCGGTATTTCGGAGCAGTACATGGTGGGGTCCACGCAAGACCTAAGGCGTACGGCCGCGTCCGCGGTGCAGTCCGTCAAGGAGTCGAACCTGGTGACCATTTCCCAGCCATTCGACGCCCTGCGCCTCTACAAGAAGGTGCAGGGTCGCCTAGTCCTTGGCTTCATCGCCGAGTACGTACAAGAGAACCAACTTGTACGGCTCCTAGGACCTGAGGAAGCGGAGTTCATTCCGGCTCTCAAATCGGGTGAACTCCAAGATCAGTACGAAGTGATTGCCGAAGAGGCCCCCGCTTCGAAGAGCAAGCAGATGGAGGTCTTCTCCAAGATCATGGAGACGAGTTTCATGCCGCAGCTACTCGAAGCTGGCGTTCCGATTCCTCCGGCGATTGCCAAGTTCTTTCCCTTCCCGGCTGATATCAATGCCGAATTCGAGGGTGTGCTGATTCAGGCCAAGGAGCTCATGGAGATGCAGGCTGAGCTCACCAAGATGCAGACGCTGTTGGAGATGCAGATGCTCCAACAGCAGGCCATGATGGGTGCTCAGCCACCCGTTGAAGGGGAGCAAGGACAGGCGCCACCGCCCGATGAAGGGCAGGTGGCCGAAGGAGGAATGTGAGTCCAAAAACAGCCGAAGAGATGCTAGCTAGCCTAGCAAGCTTTGAGGAGGACGTTGACGCAGGGACAGTCGATCCAACCGCAGATGCCGGTACCTTCCAAGCCGCCGATCAACTACTCGAAGATCCCCTCGAAATTGCGGAGGGGGTCCCATCGGGTGTCGTGGATGAGCAGGCAGAGATCTTTGAAAAGGCTCAGCAAGCAAGCGAGCCTGATGGATCCAAACAATCCGAGGGAACGGCAGCCGTGGATGACGGTGTTGACTGGAAGACCGTCGCCGGCGGAAGACTGAACGAGATCCAATCCATTCGGACGAAGATGGCCGAGCAGGGTCAGAACATTGAGAACCTGCGCCAGATGTGGCTGGCAGACGCGCAGCAGAAGGCCAAGGAGCGCGCCGAGCAGTACAGGGTCAATGAGCTCAAAAGAGAGGAAGAGCTCTACGGTCCCGATGTCGTGAACGACCCCACCGCCCGGTACATGCGGGATAAGGTGGCTCAGACCCAGGACATCATCGAGCGCAACCGCCAGATTGAAGAGGGCCGCCTGCGTGAAACTCAGGCGCAGAGTATGCAGTATCAGCGCGAGAGGGCCGCTCAGCAGCAAGCCATGGGCGCTCTGGAAGTCATGGAGGCCGAGCTCACAACGGCGCAGCCTGACTACCCCGAGGCCTATACCTGGGCAGTTAATAAGCGGGCCGATATGTACGAGAGTAGGGGGTACACCACTCAGCAGGCGCAGGAAGCGGTGCGGAACGAGGAGGCTGCCCTCTTTGCCGAGCAGATGCAGATGGGTGGGAACCCGGCCAAAGTGGCGTACGACCTCGCCGTTCAGTGGGGCTGGAAGCCTGAGATGGTGCAGCAAGCTGCCCCCGCGGCACCCGTTCCTACGAACACCCAGAAGCTGCAAGCCGGCGTCAAGTCTGGTGGAGTCGCTCAGTTGCCTGGACAAGCGAAACAGACGCATGGTGATGGCCAGACCATCACCGCCCAGCAGTTCTTCGATACAGTGCCGGAGCCACTCAGGATCCAGATCCTTGGTGACGCGGACAAGTTCGAGGAGTTGGGCAGGACCGGCATGATCAGAGTTGATTGGTAATTCCACCCTCGCCGGGGGTGTTTAGATCACCCGGCGTTTCGCCTTCCCAGTGGGCGTAATCACTGAGGCTTCGCCCTCGCAACGGCGTAAAACTTGACGCTTCGGGGTCACGTCCCCCTCGTTATTCTGGGACATCGTGTAGTTTCGTAACCCCCTAGATGAGGAATGTAAATCATGGCCGTACAGTCATTCAGTACGAGCAATGCTCTCGTTCCCCAACAGTGGTCAGAGGGCCTGGAAGCTGAGGTCTTGAAGAAGATCTCTTGGACTGGGTTCATCGGTAAGCGCTCCGATGCGCTGGTGCAGATGAAGGACAGTCTCACCAACAAACCGGGTGACACCGAGACGATCGGTCTTCGGATGCAGTTGAATTCGAAGCCGAAGTCGAGCTCTGATGCGTTGGAGAACAACGAGCAGTCGCTCACTCTGTACAACATGAGCTACACCATCGATGAGGTTGTGGATGCAGTAAGGTTCAAGAACGTGATTGATCGCCAGCGTGTCAATTTCGACATGCGTGACGAGGCGAAGGCCGCGCTTGCTGACCAGCTCAGCAACGCGTGGGATACTTCGCTCTTCGCTCAGCTTGCCGGTGCAGTTCATCTGACCGGCACGTTTGCTGGTAACAACACGCCTGTGGACCCGCAGACAGTGGCAGTGGCGGGCACGCCTGGACATTTCATCGGCGCCGACGGCACGAGTCAAGCGACCCGTGTACAGGGCGATGAAAGCCTGGTAGCCGCCGACACTTTCACTCTTGACCTGCTGGACATCGCAGTCGAGAATGCGAAGACCCTCACCCCCGCTATTCGCCCTGCGAATATCGAAGGTTTTGGTCGGCCGATGTATGTCTGCTTCATCCATCCCCATCAGACCTCTCAGCTCCGTGTCGAAGGCACCCTATGGGACGACCTGCAAAGGGCGGCCATGTCGGGTGGCAAGGTGGACGACAATCCGCTGTTGACCGGTGCTCTTGGTGTGTACAATGACGTTCTCCTGGTTGAGTCTACCCGCGTCCCTCAGGGCGTGAATAG